ATGATAAGGCTCATAACATCATTACGATTGGGAACGTGGAGCTGCTTCTTGTACCAGTAGAAGATGAATCTAATATTTACGGTTACTCAGTTACTCTTGTAGTTATTGACGAGCTTGACGAGCTTGATACACAGACAGCTATGGCTGTTGTGAAGTCTTCCAATGACCGCTGCCGACAGCAGATTGAAGGCTGGAGGTCTCCAGCGTTTATATTCTGTACTTCATCTCAGGGCTTGAAGGGAACATACCAGACAATCATGCACTTTAAGAAAAGTGGTATTGGTTATGTTCTTATGAGAGCAAGGACTAGAGATAACATATACCTTCCGAAGGACTACGTAGAGAGTATGTACTCTATCTATAATGAGACAGAGAGAAGATGTCTTTTGGAAGGCGAGTTCGTTTCGATTGATTCTGGACTTGTATTCCCTGATTATGACCCAGAGAAGAATAAGCTTGACGTAGACCTTTATGAACATTGTAGGGATAGCAAGGTTACGATTTATATAGGTCAAGACTTTAACGGTTTTGGTAATAATGCCGTTGCTTTTGCTATTTTAAGCGGAGCTATCGTAGCCATTAAGGACTATGAGTTCCCAGACATAAGACGTGCTCCAGAGGTTTTCAGGTATGATTTTCCAGAGAATGAAATCGTATGGATTCCTGATATGACTTATAAGGAGCATTTCATAGAGTTTAAGAAGGAGCTCCGTTTGTTTAATATCAAGATTGCATACCGTTCATGCAACCCTCTTGTAGGAGACAGAAACTTCGCTTGTAACAAGCTTTTTGTTGCTGAGCACTTGTTCATCTGTCCTATGTGCAAGGGATTGGAAAATACGCTTATGACATGGCAGAAAGACCCAAAGACTGGTTCTCCTTCCAAAGGCGGAAAGGGAGCTCCAGACCATAAGGGAGACTGTCTTGGATATGTTGTGCATTATCTTTTGAGCTGGAAGAGGGAGCTGAAGCCTTTGTACGCAGTAACGCTTGAAAGATTATATGAAGCTCGTAGGGCAAGGGGAGCTGACGCTACGGAGCTGGAGGTTCAGTCTAACGTTTTAAGTCCTGATAAGATAAAGGGAATCGTTCTGAAACAAGCCCCGAACACCGTTGCAGCAGACGCTTGATTTATACTTAGTTTAGGTATAGGATAGTAGGTATGGTTGATTTCAAGGAATTAAGGAAAATAATTAACGGCTCAAACATGTCGGTAAAGCATTACCAGAATGGTAAAGTTGCTATTACAGATTCTCGCAATTTTAAGGGAATGAAGCTGTCTGACTTGGAAGCAGCTCAGAAACTTGTGGCGGACGCTGCGGAAGCAGATACAAAAGAGCTTGCCAAAAAGTGTGGAACTAAGGAAATTGAAACTCTGGATTCTATCACTAAAAGAGCGAACCAGAACATTGGTGTCATCATGGACTGCTTGCAGTCAAAAACACCTATGACCGCTGAAGAAATCAGGAAGAAAGCTCAGTCTCCTAGAGGAATCAGGGATTCTATTATAAACGGAAGGTGGAACGTGAACAATGGTATCGACCCAGCTCGTTCTAACTTGTCTCTTCCGAACGTTTACATCTCTCCGTGGGAAGCAAACTCTCTTTATTCTCAGAAGGGTATTTTTGAAACTGTAATCAATAAGAAATCAAAGTCTATTCTTCTTAACGGCTGCAATCTGGAGAATACTCATCTTACCCAGAAGCAGATTGACTTGGTTAAGGAAAGAATGGAAGTCCATGACTTTAAGAATATTCTTTCTGAAAACACTTTGACCTCACTTGTTTACGGTGGTTCTTTGTGTTTCCCTTTGTTTAAGAAGGACACTCCAGTAACGACAACTTTAAGCCTTGCTTCTCTTTTGAAACTTGGTGTATTGAAAAAAGACTGTATTGATTATTTTGTAAATCTTGACCGCTGGAATACATTCATTATTCCGCCATATAACCCTACTCAGAAGGACTTCTTGAGACCAGAAGTTTACACTATTCCGTTCTTAGGAAGCGATGTACACCACTCTCGTTGTGCTCGTGTAGTTACTGCTAAACAAGCTGGTTACTGGGGTCAGATTCTGAATCAGGGCTGGGGTATCTCAGACCTTTGTGGCTACTTGCAGTCAGGTATGAACTATAAGGTTGCTGTTCAGAGCTTGCCTTTGATGATTCAGCAGATGAGTATTCTCGCTCGTACTGTAAATGTTGACGGAGTGCTTGCTACTGAAGGTGCTAACGCTCTGGATAACCTTGTAGAACAAGACACAATAAGAACTCGTGAAGCAAGTCCAGACAATCCTATTACAATGGACGTTCTGGGAGACATTAAATCTATCAACAGAAACTTTGGACAAGTTCCTGAGCTTATCCGTCTTCTCCGTCAGGACTTTGCTTCTGACGCAGTATTGCCAGAGCCGTTGCTCTTCTCTTCAGAGAAAGGAAACTTTAGTTCTGGTGATGACACTCAGGGAAATCTCTTCAAGCAGAATGAATCGGTACAGATGATTCATAAGGAACTTGAACCTCAGTTCAAGCAGCTTGCAAAGATTATGATTATTGACGCTCTTGGAACTGATGATGAGATTATTAAGGCTCTTCCTTACACTCAGATTCACTTCGACCAGCCAGTAATCGCTAATGCTCTGGAAAGAGCTCAGATTGGTAAACATCATTCAGAGACTGTATTCAACTATGTATCAGCTCGTCTTCCTATTGATATTGCCGTTGAAATGGCAGATAAGAACGTTTCAAGTGATATGCGTACTACTGCTGATATTCTTGAAAAGCTTCGCACTATTCAGACTAAGGGTGATAAGAATGACGACAAGAGAATACAGCTTGAACTGGAACAGAAGGAAGCTGATATTGAGCAGACAAACGCTCAGACTAAGGCTACCGAAGAATCAGTGAATGTTCAGAAGGCTGAAGTTTCTTCTGGCGGAGGACACCACGAAGAGACTGAAGCAGAAAAGAAAACTCGTGGAAAGTCTCCAGCGGAAGAGCAGAGGGAAAAAGCAGAGAGCGATAAGCAGCAGAAAAACTACTCACGCTTGGAGCAGAAGCAGCATGAGAAAACTCGTGTAGGCTCTACAAAAAGAAGTGAAAAGCTTGCAAAATCTCAGAATAAATCTGTGTAGTAATTTGACAGATGATACTGAATATATTATGATAGGTATAAGATTATGATACGCTCAAAAGTGTTTTGTAAAGTAACAGATTCAGACGCTTCTCCATACATTGAACAGAAGGACGTTATTTTATGTCGTTCTGGTATACAGATTTATTCCTATGCAGAAGTTGTCGCAGCACTTGGCGAACCTCCAGTAAAGAAGGACTTCTACAAGGAATACAGACCAGCCAGTGTAGTCGTAAAGGCTCAGGATAAATGCAGCAATCTTCCAGTAACAAAAGAACACCCAGACGTATGGGTAAACCCAGATAACTGGGATAAGCTCTGCGGTGGTATTGTAGGTAACGAAGTATCAGTAGTTGCTCTGGAAGGTGAATCTGAAGGTGAGATTGGAATTAAGTCTGACCTTACATTCTATACACGAAAGCTTTATGACTATTACTTGGAGAACAAGGAAGTTTCTCTTGGCTATACATGTAAGAAGCATTACGTTGAAAATTCTGACGAAGTTGGGTATGATATTCTCTTAGATGAGATTACTGAAGTGAATCATTTAGCAATCACAAGAGCTGGTAGAGGTGGTTCAAGTGTTGCTGTTATTGATAGTATTATAGGAGGTTTGAGACCTATGCGAACTGGTATTTTTGCCTATTTAGCAAGCAAAATGCAGAAAGATTCGAAAGAACCATTCTCGTTCGGTAAGGAAGTTCTTAACGCTGTCAAGAACAGCAAAGGAACTACTGAAGAAGAGCTTGCTGGTGAAATGAAAGGTGTGCTTGATTCAATGTCTGTACTCAAAGACTGCGAAGCAAAAGACACACTTCTGGACGTTGTTAAAGACTGCTTTGACAACAAGGAAAAAGCTCTCGCCAATGAAGGTGAACTCACAGCTACTCTCGATAGCATGTGGATTGACATTCATGGAGACAGCCTGAAAGAAATTGCAAAAGCTTTTGCAAAACTTTCTGAAACAAAGTCTGAGACTTCAGTGCCAGCTAATGACACAGACCCTCAGAACAAGGATTCTGAACCTGAGAAGAAGGACGAAGGCAAGGAAGGCGAAAACAAAGACGCTGAGCCTGAGAAGAAGGACGAAGGTAAAGAAGGTGAAAACAAGGACGCTGAGCCTGAGAAGGACGAAGAAGACGGTTGCCACAACAAGGATTCTGCTGCTGTAATGACAAAAGATGACATGCTTGCTGCAATCAAAGACGCTCTTCCTGAATTGGTACAGAGTGCTGTTAAGGAAGTTTTGGGCTTGAAGGATGACACTGCAAAACCTCAGATTGACGGTGGTGTAGTTGATTCTGGTAATAATGGAAGTTCGGTAGTTGCTCGCAACTATGAAGATTTCCTTTAATAGATAGGAGAAAAACATGGTACAGAACGGTAAAACTCTGTCAATGCACAGCGAAGCTATCTGGAAGGGAACATACGATGACAATGGTATGCTTCTCAAACTCCATGAAAACTGCTTCACAATCGGTTACTCAGCACTTCTTTCTCCAGACGGAACAAGTGCTGGTAAGGTAAACTTCGGAGACGGTGTATTCTATGACGCTCACCAGAAGAACAACAAAGTATACGTAGGTGCTCCTACTGTAACTAACGCTGTTCCTAAGTTCGCTGGAATTATCGCTCGTGAAGCTGGAATTGCTTCTGGTTATCCAGCAATTAACAACGAAGTAGCTGCTTTCCAGAAAGGTCTTCTCTGCAAAGAGGGATTCTTGGAATACAAGAAAGCTTACGTTGTAACAACAGCTTCTCACTCTGCTTTGGGAACAAAGAAGAGCGTATTTGATAACGTAGACCTCGGCTACGTTCTTATGGTTTCTGCAAGCAACGGTGCAGTTTATTTTGCTCAGACAGCTTCTGACAAAGTTTCTGCTTCAGATGTAGTTGTAGGAAAAATCGCTGCGATGAATCCTGATGATAAAACTGTAACAGTTTACATATCACCAGCAATCTACGCATAAGCAAGGAGACAAAGATGTTAGGTGGAAAGAAAGCAGTAAGCTACACAAGACTGAAGACAGCTATGGAGAACGACATCTTAAATCGTTTCCCAGCTATCTCTCAGCATATCTCGGCAATCAACATTGATAAAAACCATATCTCTGGTGATATTCGTGGTTCTGGCTTGTTCATGCAAGCAGATTCAAACGTTTGTGCTAAGGAAGCTCTTCCTTTTGGTCTTGAATCAAAGAAAGCTATCCGCACAGAAATCTCTGACGCTACAAAGAAATACATTGATACACAAATGGATTCTTTGATGAAGTCAGGTCTCAGCGAAGCTGAAGCTCATAAAAAAGTTCAGGATTCTCTTGAACCTTGCTTTGGTTATGACGCTAAGAACGGTCAGTACGTTGTTTCAGCTCGTTCACCAGCTGAAGTTATTGCTAACAAAGACAGCCTTTTGGAGCAGACATCTATTCCTATGTGGAATATCGGTTGGCTCACAAAGATTATTAAGCAGCCTTTCGCTACAAGCCATGCTAAGAACTTGGTAAGCGTAGAAAGCTTTAACAATCCGTGGGCTGATGTAATCGGTTTGTTCAAAGAAAGCTTTGAAGGCTACGGAAAGCTGTCTAACACAGCTCGTGGAAACTTCAAGCAGAACAACTCTAACCCAGTTACAAATGAAGCTTCTCAGATTGTTGACGAGGTATTCAATATCTCTGTTGACTATGAATCTGATGTTATGGAAGACATCAAGGCTAAACAAGCTGGAAACTTTGTTACTGGTCAGATTAAAGCAGACCGTGAAAAGTATGCGATGATGGTTCTTGACCGTATGCAAGACGCTCTCATCTACTACGGTAGTGATGAAGCTGGTATTGACGGTCTTGCTGACGTAGCAACAGTTCAGGTTTATGACGGAACTCCGTTGTACGATATTTTCACTTCTACGACATCTGTAACTCGTGGTAGTGACATTGTTCGTGCTATGAACAAGCTCATCGGAGACTTCCTCCGCCAGAACCATTACATGGCTCGTGAAGTTATGATTAACTGTTCTGAATACGTATTTCAGGCTCTTACTCAGACTGTATACTCTGATGTATACAATCCAGCTTCTCCTCTTCAGATTCTTCAGGGAAACTTCAAGGGAAGAAACGAGCTTGACGGTGGCTTGGTTCAGGTTAAATACACTATCGTTTCGGACACAATGCTCAATCCTTCAGTTACTGGCGGTGAACAGAATCCGTTCAACCCTGAAGCAGCAGACTACTTGTTCATTACAGTTCCAAAGATTGAAGACGCTATGGGAACTCAGGATAGCTTGATTATCCACCCAGAGCTTTTGAAATCTTACATCGTGCCAGCACTCTGGCAGAGAACTGGTATTCTCTACACAATGTACAAACGTATCGGTGGAGTTATCGCTCCAGTAGAAGGCACTGTACTTTGTGTTAAGGGCTTCGGTTATCGTGAAGACTAATTGAAAGTCTTTTACAAAGACCCTCTCATATCGGGAGGGTCTTTTTTATTGAACTTGACTATACCTTATATAGGACATATAATGTAAGGTATAAATACTTTCAGGAAAAGAGGTGTAATTATGAAGATTAAAAACACTGGACGTTATGCTCTGGCTTTTACCATTAACAAAAACGGTAAAGACGTGGTTGTAGAGTTTGACAGACGCAGACTTTACCTTGACACTGGAAACGTTGCTACCTCTGGAATTACAGAGGTTTCTGATGAAGACTTTGAGCTTCTGAAGAAAAACAAGCAGTTCGTTAAGGCTCTGGAAACTGAGACATTCTCAGAAGTTACCGCTGAAGAGCTTGCTTCTACTGCTGATTCTGAAGCTCTTGCTGCAAAAGACGCAGAAATTGCTGCTCTTAAAGCAGAGCTTGATAAGAAAGCTCCTACAAAGAAGGCACTCAAAGAAAAAGACGAAGCTCTCGCTGCGAAGGACGAGGAGATTAACACTCTCAAAGCTCAGCTTGAAGCTCTCAGTAAAAACAAAGACGAAGCAGCTGCTTCAGAAACAGACGGATTTTAATTATGGAAGTAACAGAAGACGGAAGACCTCCTAAGATTAACAGAGAATGGTTTCGCACAAGATATGGTCAGAGCTTTCCTGACCTTCTTCCAGCGGATAAAAACGAGTTCTTAGATACTTGTATCAATGACGTTTACACTCTCTTTTATGGTGTAGGTGATTTATGGTCTCACATGGATAGAAGGGAATATGTAGACAAGACCCAGCTCTGCTATGGTCTTCTGATTGCTTGGTACATAACGGACTTGTTCCCTGATTTGTCTCTTGGTGTCGTAAGCTCTGGTGGTATACCTATAAAGATGAAGAGTATTGGCGGTACAAAGATACAGTTCGGGGAAACAGCTTCTAATGCTGGAGCTGTAAACAATGCTGACTTGCTTCAGTCTCTGAAGAGCAATTCTTATGGAGCTAAGGCTTACCTGATGATTAAAACATCTGGAAAGATAAATATGTTCTTCTCTCATGGCTGAGAGAATAAAGGAGATTAAAATGTTCTTTAGCGTAAAACATTCAATCCGTATAGCTGGCAAGGTTTATATGCCTTGTATCTGCTACAATCTTACAAAGTTTCTGGAACTTACTGTAAAGGACTTGGAGAAGCAAGGGAAAGCTACAATCCATGACAAAATGGTTTTCTTCCAGAACGGAAAAATCATTGAAGAGAAACCAGTTGTCAAAGAACACTTGACTACTGAAAAACCTAAAAAGGAAAAGAAGACAAAAGCAGTTCCAGTGAAGGACAT